TCATCTCAATCACCAGCGGGGTACGGGCAGGTACGATAATATCCGACGCCCCAACCACAAGCCCTTCCGCACGATGCTTTACCTTTGAGGCAAATTGTGCGCCCTCCGCCATGCCTTCGTTGCGGATATGAGTTGCGATAGCGCCGTAAGTGTCTGGATATTCCCTACGAACACGATTGAACCAAGATACCTGCTCCACTGCTTCCAATGGGCATTTGCCGCGAAAGCGAGTGTCGCCCCATACGATTATACCTTCGGGGAAGATCATGCGAATGTTTCCAGGCTATCCGGTTCTTCGTTGTAGCCCAAGATCCGCCAAAATCCTTCCGGTGTTTTCATGTAGCTAATGGTTTCAGGAGTTTCGCTGGTTCCATTCGTGGCTTTTTGAAACATATTCCAGTCTTTCACGGCTTGAGGATGCTTAGCCATTTCTGTTAGCCAAACGCTAAACTTTCTATATTCTGTAGTCCAATCGCATCGCAAAGTTTCGTTACCAGCGCGGCTAATTCCAGGTTTGTATTCAACCGAAACGACCTTATCAGTTTGCAGCAACGACGGATTTCGCTTCATCGCCTTGAATTCTATCGCCAATCGTTCGTTGGGATCGACAATCTGGCATCTACAGGCATGGCAATGACGCGCGGCTATATCGTTGTCGGCATCACATTCGAAGCATTTCTTGCTTGTCCATCGGTGATGGCACCTTTCGTATTCTCCGCGCGCTCCCATGCGAACCATACCGAAACACCGCCTTCCGTAATGCCCCGGCATAGGTCCATAATCAGTCATTACAGGCTCGCCGAACACGTCAAGGCAATTGCCGTGCTTATCAAGCTTGTAATCCAGCATATCGGGACGGCACGAAAACGTGTTTATATGCGAGCATAAAGGGCACTCTGCCTCTATTCCACGGCCAGCCTCGCCCCCCCTGCTGGCGCGAATGGCAGGATTATAAATGTCGCCGTCCTCAAAATGTCGCTCTACGTTACCCGCATAGTCCAGAAGTAAGGAGCGCAACTTTAGTTCATCCAATCGCCAAGATCGGCCTAGGATTTGAAGGAGCAATGCTGCGCTTTCCGAGTAACGCAATAGCGCGATAACACTTGTATGGGCAATATCAAAGCCCGTGGTCAACTGGCCAACGCTGACCAGATACTTAAACCTCTGCGTCCGGTATGCATCGATAACCTGCTTCATAGTGGCGGGCTTGCCCATCAAAGTGCAGTCGTTACCAGTGACCATCCCGCTATTTCCGGGGGGCAGGCTTGCCATAATCTCTTTGGCGTGAGCCACGGTTGATCCGAATAGCATTGTCCCGCCGTAGCGATGACGCGACTTCTCAACTACGTCGTGAACAACTTGAGCCGTAAGGTTTCCATGCCCGACGAATGCGCGCTCTACCGTACCTTGGTCTAGAGTGCCGTTAGGCAGCAGAATGATGCCGCTGGTATCGTATTCTTGCGCTCCGATAGCTCCGATATCCATAGGAGTAATGAACTTCTCATCCAACATCTCTTGTGCCGTGACGCGATAAACGCATTTCACAAAATACGGGTCTCGGCTAGTTTCGTCTCCGTTCGAACGGCCATCGGGCCATTGACGGAAAATGTATCCCTTGCCCAGCTTATAGGGCGTGCCGGTAAGTCCCAGGACACGCAGGTTCGGGTTTCCCGCCTGCATCTCCGCGATAATCGCAAGGATGGTAGGAGTAAGCGCTGCGTGCGCTTCGTCTAGAATGACGGCGCAATATGAACCGTCGTTAAATCGGCTAATGGCATTTTTAACTGTCCCAGCGGTTGCCATGACAACGGGGTGGCGAGTTGATTTTACCCCGCCGCTGGCGCTGAATACGCTACAAGGCTCGCCGGTAAGCCGATATTTTTCGGTGTTCTGGCTTACTAGCGTGCTATTCGGCATGAGGCACAAAACGCGCTTGCCACCGCTTAATTTGTGCAGCGTATTTGCGATGTATGCCACCATGTAAGACTTGCCGGCAGCGGGTGCGGCATCAATAAGGCAAGGAGACACACTAGAGCGCATAAATTCTAGCGCTGCATCACAAGCCCTTTGTTGGTAAGGGCGAAGAATAAACATTATTTAAGCCCCCAATATTCAGTCGGTTTACCCCGCCATTTCTCTAAATCAGCATTGGGTAGCAATTCTTTAATTGCTTTTGCGTAAGAAATGGCACCAGCCTTGCTAGTGAGCGTTAGTTTTCTTGATCCGAATAGCGCATTCTTATTTCCGGCGATGCCCACCATTTCGCCTAGCAAATCTTTCTTGCGCTCTGTAAGGCGTTCTATTTGTTCGGCCAGTTCGTCCCACTCGCGGATCATTTTGGCGGTTTCCGGCGTATCAATCTCTACCCTCTTATGGGCTAGATATTCATCCGGCTCCTTAATCGCATCAAGATACTCTGCGTGAAATTGCCGGAGCTTTGGCAAATTTTCATTCAACCAAGCATCGTTCCTATCAGCGCGTTCGGCCTCTCCGCCATTGGGCGTCCACTGCCAGAACCAGATATGCTCTTTACCAGCTACAAATGCCTCAATATCGCACTGCGCGGCGTACCAAGGTTGCTCCATAAGAGCTTTGAATGCGGGCTTTTCATCATTGCGCTTGGCGTATGGACATTTACACTCAAAAACGCCGCCGTCAGAGGTGAAGCCATCGGGGCTTGCGCCTAGCCAGTCTTCATATGGAATAAATGGCGCTGGTGTTACTTTGATGCCCGTTTCCAAGGTAAAATCCATTGTCGCGCCGTCTTCGTGGTACGTGCCGTGCTGGGTGGCGACGTTTCCCGTAAATTCGCTTTCTGCGCCATGATATTCACGAACCATTGCGCGCATCACGTCAGCACGGGATTGCCAGGGCGAGAGCCCTAGGATTGCTCCGACACGCGATCCCGTGACGCGACCAATGCGCTGTTTGAACCACTCGGGGGAGCGCTGTTCGGGGGTGATGGTCATGGCCGGTTCTTCCAATCGCAAGCGAATTGCGCATCCGCATCGTCATCAGTCGTCCAGCCGTCGCCACGGCTAAACCAAACGTCTGCGATTACAGGCAAACCGCCTAACACCGTGCATGGTCCTTCTGGCATCACACATTCTCCCTATCATCGCACCCATAATCCTCGCCCCGCCACTTTCGCAGCGGGGTCCGGTTAGGGGTGTTTAGAAAGGCACGTCATCGTCTAGGGGATGGGCAAAGCCGCTATTGGAAGGCGCGGCAGACTTTGGCTTAGCCGCCGACTTGGCCCCGACCTCTACGGTTCCGCCGTCCTTTGGCTGCACGGCCTGTACCCAATTGCCAGACTTGCCGTTCATTTCCCAAACGCCAAGCTTGACGAGCATGTACTTGCCGCAAAGCGAACCCATCAGGTCAACGTCGCTTGGCCGTCCGCCCTTCTTGGCGAGCTTGCCGCCAGCGTTCTTATCGATCGCCGCAAGCATCCGCAGTGCCTTGTCGCGCTTCTGCGTAGGATTTTTGGCGCGCGTGTCGAGGTCGGTGACGTAAAGCTTCTGCCAAACGCGACGGTTTTCATAATCCTGCGGCTTGGCAACCTGCCACTGTACGGAGATGAATTCCGTTCCTTCGAACTCATCCCACTTGGCTTCCGTAGGCGCTGCAAGCACCTTCGAGCCCTCTGGGATTGGGTCCATATTGCCGCCGCCCGCGTCAAACTCGCCGGAGGTCTGGGTAAGGTCTTCGCCTTCGCTAGTTTCGAAAAAATTGCTCACTGGTCGGTTTCCTTCTCTTCGCTATCAACTTCTGCGTCCTGAGCCACTTCGGGCTCTGGCTTTGCCTTGGGCTTGCGAGGCGGCTTTGCCTCAGTAACCGTCAGGTACGGCGCAAGCGGATTTTCCCCTTGCACGAACTCGATATCCTCCGTGATGCCGAGCCTATTTTTCGCGCAACTCGCTGGCGTCATATACGCCGTAAGGATGCGGTCGCCCGTTGTCACGGCTTTTTTGTGACCGTCATCGCCAAGCAAAATGGTGTGTTGCTTGACGAACCCAACAACATCCACACTATCGAATAGCGGAATATTTTGCTAACTGCCGAGGCGAGGGTGCTTGTAAAGCACCTCTGGTTCGCACTTAGGGTTTCCACATTGGCACTTACCATTTTTATCAGCACCAAACAGCGGGAATACGCGGTATCCCGCCTCCCAAAAGTCACGATACATCATGCGTTATTGCCGCCCATAAGATAGGCTGACAGCACCTGTCTCGTACCCTCGCTAACTTGCTTGGTCCCTCCGTCGCAAAGGTTTTTACGGATCGCGATCAGCGTATTATGGTGTATGCCAGTTGCCTCCGCGACGCGCGACAGGTTGCGGTCCCATAGGGCGGCACGAATTTCATCGGTTGTCATTTTTATCCCATCGGCTTGAATATGCTATTGACCTATCACCAGCGTTGGTGCAGGGTCAATAGGCAGAGAGAAGAAAGGAACCATTTATGTCCCTGCTATCTGCGGCCAAAAAGCCGCAAAACGAACCGCTGATCGTAACGATTTGCGGAAATCCCGGATCGGGCAAAACAAGCCTTGCCGCATCCTTTCCCAAGCCATTTTTGATCCGCACGACTGGCGAGGCTGTACCACGCGACCTTGCGGAAAAGCCAGACGGGCTTGACGAAGTTCAGCGGGTTGAACCGTTCTGGGAGCAGCTTATAGCTCTACTGGACGAAGAGCATGATTACCAGACCGTGATTATCGATAGCATCACGGGTTTGGAGGCCATGTTTACCGCCGACGTAATCGACAAGGATAGCAACAAGCCAAAATCGATCAACCAAGCGCTCGGCGGATGGGGAGCAGGACGCGCTGCCGTTGCCTCGCAACATGCTCGGGTTCGCCGTGCTGCCGAGGCACTGCGCAAGCGTCGCGGAATGAACGTGGTTTTCGTTGCTCATGCCGATATCACTCGGATCGATCCG